CCCCCCCCCCCCTCACTCTCATCGTCTATGACTCTCAACCGTCATAGTCCGCTCTACCGAGAACGGTAAAGAGCGGATCTTCTAAGAACTCAAACGGCGCTGAAGCAGCAATCAAACGATCAACGCGCCGGAAGTCCTCCACGCCCACATGATAATAATCAGCAAAGAACTGGTTAGCATCATAGGGCACACACCGCCTGGCACTATTAAATTGAACATGCCAGGAAGGAAAAGCTATCGGAGCGACATCCCGTCGACGATAGCGAGTAACAAACGGACCAATCAATGGAATATTTTCATATTGCCAGTATTGTTCCGCCAAATTAGCAGCCTCTAACAAGACTGCTTCGAGCAAAGGAACGTTTGGGTGCAAGGATTGCGGATGAACCAAGAACTTCCCAAACTTAAGGAATCGTGATGGCAGAGGAACCCACACACGATCACAATCTGAGCCCGGACGTAAACCGGGCAACCATGTGCCCTTCAAGAAATTGATGCCAGACAGGCCGGTATTAAACATTTTCATTTTAAAACCGACCTCTGCTGCAAAGAATTGCTCAAGGGCACCAAGGTCCTCTCCGACAGACGACAGTGCCCAAACCCATGCAGCCATCATATTGATTGAGTTGCCAATGGTGGTATCACTGCCTCCAGTATCTCGGATCGGACGTTTCCGGCGATCGATACGGAACACACTGCCCCGATTCCGATCGCCAACATAATAGCTATTAGCCAACTTCTTAAGTTGTGCAGTAGCCTCTCTTGGGACCCCAAGTCGGCGCAATATTTTCCGCTCGAAATGTAGGGGCCCGAAACTTTGGGATTGGTCGAATCCCGAAGCGTCGGCGCAAACAACAAAATAAGTTGAGTTTACTTTGCTGAGCACGACGCTATCATCGCCTGCCACAATAATACTGCGCACGCCGGCGTCTGCGCGCGCAATAGATTGAGACAACCAACGGTCCAAGACCAAATCAGTTGCCCCACAACCGAGGGTTAAAGAATACTGACGTTTCTTAACGTTCAGCACAGTATCACCGTCCCAAAACTTGTGCAAGCGCATAGTTGCCAAATGGATATAAGGACCAGAGATAACTTGAACACTTGGTTCCACATTGGCAATAATTCTAGGCTTGAAAACTAAGCTGGGGCGGACGAGACCCTCGTCTGTTTTCGTAAACAGCATAACCTTGCGATCAATTACTAAGCCAAGATTATGCATCTTCAAACCCTCTTGAGCTCGTCGAAAAGCACTCCCAGACATATTACTGAGCCAAGCTTCAACAAGAGGGCCTCTCTCTCCCATGTCAGGACTGTCAACAGGAAGAATGGCTTCACAAAGCCACTTGCTTACTGCTGCCCAGTGAACTTTCTGGACCAATGGCGCCAAAGGGGGTGCGCACAAAATGCGCTGCTCAATTGCCAAAGAGAGCATGGCATTGTTACTATCTGGCACATACACAGGGACTTGCGTTGGCAGCCACATAAAGACGGGGTTACTTCGGGGTAAAATATTGTGATCTAACACGCCGTCAAGACGCATGTCCACACACCTGGGTTTTGCAGGTGGGTACGCCTCACACACGCGCGGAACCAACGCTTCACAAGCATTGAACCGCGTTCTTCCCATACATGTTGATAGGCTTCTTTCGGCCCAAGGAGATCTATAAATATGATCAGAATAGATAGCCCACCGATTACGCATGCTGGGGCGGAATTGCCACAAATAGTTTACCGCAAGATGTAAGCCTAAACGAACAGGTAAACTAAAAGGATACGTTAACAAGTGTACCAGGGGATATAAATTATGCTTCACGTAGCAGTCTAAAACTGTTACCACTAGCAACCCGGGCACACTCGTCTTCAACAACTCTTCAACAATTGGGCACCACCACGTTCCCAAAATGTTGAGCAAGCCCGGAGGCCCAGATGGCCCAGCGAAGAAAGCTTGCGGATAAACAGGAGCTTGAGGAGTTGCCAGAATAGATCGGATCACAAGCCTCCTGATTATAAAATAGTCAGCATACAGAGCAAAAGGGGCAGAAAAGAGAACCCCTCTCCAAAACGGCTGACTATAAACAACATTCCTTGTATTATCATAATGCACCAAAGCATTAAAAGCATAATGCAAAGGAATTCGCGCCCAAATTGGCATCACAGCACTTGGTAGATGCAGAAGAGGAACTAAGGAGGTATTCAACAAGCAATCTGACACTGTCACTCCAATAGTCCCAAGACAATTCGTCTTAAGAACTTCCTCTACAAGTGGCGACCACCAAAACTTAAATATATTCAGAGGGCGCGGCAACAACCATTTAACCCAGTTTGTTTTCAAAACAACTGTCGAAACAGCTCTTTTCAAAAGGCCGCATACGGCCGGAACAACACCGGGATAAGCCAGAACAGCCCCTGCACACGCGATGCTACCCGCGGCGATGGCTGTTCCGAAAACCACACGAAACCCAACACTCTTCAAATACTCCCAAACACTAAGGGCAGAGGTACCAATACGGGCAACGCGGGCATTGAGGTCGCTAGCCTCAAGATCAGTAGCGTTAATAATCGGACCCAGCGTAAAAGAGCGGCTGGTGATAACATGCCAACACCAAACATTTTGGCGTTCAACAAGATCAGCCAGCTCTACAGGGAAAACTGTGGGCAATATTTTGAACTGAGATGCCCAGGTACGTGTTTGCTCTGTGAAAGTTCTGTAGTTCCACGAGTTGCGGGCACGCCCTACCACCCATGTCTGCAGAGCACCAAAGAGGCGCCCATCTAAGACAACTGGCGTGGTGGTGGCCACACGACTCAATAGCGGAACCCAAGAGCAAGCAATACCGGTCCAGCCAGTCGGAACACTGGCTTTCAAACACATCATCGGAGAATCATCAATTTCTTCTCCGGGCAAATCAAGAGGTGCAAAGACGATGATGTCATAGTAGCCAACGGAATGCGCCACTGTCCAGCCATATCCATTGGCGTGCCCATTGCGGTGTAACCAGTCCAACGCCGGATGCCGTGGCCAAAGCTGGCCAGGACTTCCTGATGCTGTGATGAGATTGTCTTCACCACGCACCCAAGCGCCCTGATACGTCTCTCCGCAACAACCAACAAACCTCTGAGCGATCAGAACACAAGGTCGCCCCGCGCAAAAAGTAGCCAAATTAGGCGGAGTAAGCTCCAGACCTGTACCAAGGTGATACACGTCAACCATCAACAACCCTTGCGCTTCAGTAACAAAAACACCTCTCTCCACAGCGCCTACGAAGGCAGCTCGTGATGGATGCTTTAGGTCTGAAGAACAACAAATGGGCGAATAGTTGAGCACATGCATGGGACAGCTAGGAGGCGGGCAGACCCTATCCAAAAGAATCTGAGTACGCTCATTGCCAAAGACATCGTGAATAACAACGCTGTCTTGGCTCTCGAAGTGTGTAGCAAACCACTTCAATGCAAGGCGCGTAGCCGCCTCGCGTGTAAACCGCAGAGGGTCAGCATCGTGCAAGCTGACGGGAGCCTCTGCAACACGAACATCCTTACCCACAGTGGTGGCGAGGGAAGGAGAAGCTGGCGCTCTATAAACAGTAAGCGCCTGGGCCAACTCTGCCAATGTCTTCAACGCTCGCGGTGTAGCCACGCGAGGTTGCACTACCGGAACCGCTTTTGAAACAGGCGGTGTAGCAGACATTAAACTAACAGTGCCGCCAAAAGTACTTGACGCCACTTGCTGGACCGTTGTCGCAGCAGCAACTTGCACTGGTCCCGGTGGTGAGGACACCGAACCAGTCGCAGAAGCTGGGTGCCTGGTGATACGCACCTGCAGCTTCGTGGGCTGATTGCCCACACTACCAGCCTTCGGCAAAGGCTGGTTTGCCGCCCGGACAGCGGCTACGCTTCCCCTTGAGACACAGGTGGAGGGCGCGGACCGTACCGCCCCTCCCCCCTGCGTGCGCGGCGGGGGACCGCGCACCGCCCGGGGGGTGAGACCCCGGGCCGATGGAGACGACGTACACGCTTTTATATACGTCGTC